ATTCCGTCGGGATATATCGTCGGCGACGTATCGCGTCCGTCGATTATTGCGTTAGGTTCGAGTAATTTACTTATTTCGGATATTGACGTGTCCACTTACTACAAGCAAGAAAACTAGGAGACAAAATGCCAACAACAATCGTAACAGGGCGCGATATTACTTTCACTATTGACGGTGATACTTATGACGCTCAAGCAACAGCCGCGACTCTTACAATCGAGTCAACGATCAACACTTACCAGACACTAGACGGTAAGGCTTATTTCACTACTGATACTCAGGGTACTTTCGACGTCGAAATGCTTGCCGACTGGACTGCTGGCGGTTCATTATGTAATTCACTATGGACAGCAGCCGACACAGCTCCGAACACACCACTAGCGGTCGTGTTTACAGCTGCGAGCGGATCAGTCTTTAACTTCGACGTTCAGCCAATCTTTCCGAGCGCTGGCGGCACAGCTCCAGACGCTCAGACAGTATCGCTCAGCTTTACTTGCGTAACCACACCAACACTATAGAAAAGAGATCGGGAGCATGAAGTTACAAATACATATCGAAACGAACGACGGCAAAACAGCAACCACAACAGCGCAACCACCAGAGTTCGCCAAATGGGAGCAAAAAACAGGATACACAATTCAACAGGCACAGGAAAAAATCGGAATTTCCGACTTAATGTTCCTAGCGTGGAACGCACTAAAGCGTGAGGCAGCTGGTAAGCCAGTAAAGCCTTACGAGATTTGGTGCGATACGGTGGTCGATATTACGGTCGGAGATACCGAAACCCCAAAAGCTACAGCCGAGGAAGCCTAAGCTACTTAATCGTTGAGCTGTCGATCGCGACAGGGATTCCGATGAGTGAATGGGTGGACGCGGCGGACATATTGACAGCGCTCGAGATACTGGAGAAACGAAATGGCGGAAAGTAAGGAAGTCGTTCAATACGACAAAGCCGAACTCCGAGCCATTATTGGAGCGTTTAAGGCTATGGACGATGAAGCCGTTAGCCAAGCTAAAGAACAATCAAGTGCGCTTGCTACTTATTTACAAGGCAAGATCACGTCCGCAGCTGGGTCACTTAATTCGTCGCCTGTAGCGAGTCGAATCGCTGAGGGTTCTAAAGTAAGCAAGTCATCTAAGATCGGCGAAATTACGTTTGGTTTTGTTGGACAAAAATTTAGCGGTGGAGCTACGACTAAAACCTTATGGGGTGGCTCAGAGTTTGGATCAAATAAATTTAAACAGTTCCCAATCTGGTCGGGTTCTACTGGTCGTGGATCAACTGGCTATTTTATTTACCCAACGCTTCGAGCTGAGCAAAGTTATCTAATTGCTGAGTGGGAAAAAGCGTTTACTTCAATAGTTAAGAGGTTCGACTAATGGCTGACGGATCAAGAACGCTTAAGCTCTCAATACTTGCGGACGTTGATAATCTTAAAAAGTCTTTGACCGAAGCTGGGGATACTACTGACGGATTTGGTACAAAGTTAGGCGATTTTGGTAAAGTTGCTGGAGCAGCATTTTTAGCAGCTGGTACGGCGGCATTAGCTTATGCTGGAACGGCATTGGTTGAAGCTACAAAAAACGCAATCGCCGATGAGGAAGCTCAAAAAAATTTAGCGCTTACGTTAAAAAATACGACGGACGCAACGGACGCACAAATAGCCGCGGTTGAAAGTTACATCACTCAAGTTTCATTGTCTAAGGGCGTTACCGACGACGAATTGCGTCCAGCTTTTGAGCGCTTAACGAGATCAACAAAAGATACTGAGGAAAGTCAAAATTTATTAAATTTAGCGTTAGACGTTTCTACTGCTACGGGAAAGCCTTTAGAAACCGTAGCTAATGCGCTAGGTAAAGCTTATGATGGAAACGCTGCTTCATTAGGAAAATTAGGTTTAGGTATCGACTCAGCAATTCTTAAATCTGGAGATTTAGACGCAATCACAACAGCACTAGCCGAAAATTTCGGTGGTTTCGCAACTGAGCGAGCTGAAACTTTTAGTGGCAAAATGGATCGTTTAAAAATTGCTTTTGATGAGGGCAAAGAAACTATTGGCAGTTTTGTACTTGATGCTATTACTCCGTTAGTTACAATTATTGTAGAAAAGATAGTTCCAGCGGTTAACAATCTTTCAAGTTCAATCGGAGAAACACTTGGTCCAGTCTTTACAAATTTAAGCACATTTTTCAAAGATACATTTATTCCCGGTTTAACCGCTCTCTGGGATTATATGGACAAATACATAATCCCAATATTTAAAACATCATTAACTCCAGTTATTTCAGGCGTACAAAAAATATTTAGCGCAATCGGCGGTTTGGTTACAGATAACACAGGATTCTTTAAGTTACTAGGTGCTGGACTTACTGCGTTTTTACTATTAGCTAAACCCGTAGCCACATTTATTGGCGGCACTTTTAAACTGGCGTTTAGCGGAATAGCGTTGATTATTGACGGCATTTCAATAGCAATTAAAGCATTAGTTGAGTCTATAAATCTGATTATCTCTGGCATAAACTTGCTTATTTCAGGCTATAACATCGTTAACAATCTAAAGCCCGGAGCAAAAGATTTGCCAAAGATTCCTAAACTAGCTAAAGGTGGCATGGTAAACGCTAATAGTCCATACATCGTCGGTGAAGTAGGGCCAGAGCTGTTCGTGCCATCATCGGGCGGTCGCATAGTTCCAAATAACAAGCTAGGCGGCGGTGGCGGAAATATTTACATAAACGTATCTGGCGCAATCGACCAGGAAGGCACAGCTCGACAGATTGTTAACGTTCTAAATAACAGTTTCTATCGCGGCACTAATGGCGCAAATGCGCTGGCGTTCTAATGACGGTATTTAACCCAGTCTGGCGCGTAAGGATTCAGGGCGTCGAATACACTACTTACACGCTGGCAAATCTAACTATTTCAAGCGGTCGAAATAACATCTACCAACAGGCTCAGGCTGGCTATTGTAATTTAGAGCTGCTAAACCTAACCCAAGCCATTGTCAACATAAACATAAACGATTCAGTTTCGATCGAGTTACAAGATTCGACAGCGACTTACGTTCCTATTTTTGGCGGCACAGTCGTCGATTTTGGAATTGAGATCGTTACAGCTGGCAGCGTAGGCATAAATCAAGTTCTAAAGATTACCGCGCTCGGTGCGCTAAGCCGCTTGCCTAAAGCTCTTACCGACGGCATATTGTCAAAGGATTTTGACGGCGATCAAATCTGGGAAGTTTTACAAGATTTATTATTAAACAACTGGGGCGAAGTTCCCGCTGCCGAACAATGGCAAGACTACAATCCGACCGAGACGTGGGCTAACGCTCAGAACGTCGGACTAGGAGAGATCGATCGTCCGGGCAATTATGAGCTAGACGCCAGATCATCGGATCGCACCGACGTTTATTCGCTAGTTTCAGCTCTCGCAACGTCTGGTCTAGGTTACATTTATGAGGACGCCAGCGGCTTAATCTCATATGCCGACTCGACCCATAGATCCATCTATTTAGCCACAAACGGCTATACAGACGTAACAGCCAACCACGCACTATTTAACGGGCTAAAGATTGAGACTCGAGCTGGCGACGTTCGTAATGACATAACCTTAAAATATAAGGCTAACGGGTCTAGTGAAGTAAGTGCCGAGGATATTCCGTCGATCGAGACTTACGGTCGTTTAGCCCAAATCATTAACACCACACTCGACAAAGCAACAGACGCACAAGACCAAGCCGATTTTTACTTGACGCTTCGAGCAACGCCGCAAGCGAACTTCACGTCGATCACTTACCAGCTTACAAACCCAGAGCTAGACGATCAAGATCGCGATTCGCTGATAAACGTATTTATGGGTTTACCGCTAAGAATCAGCGACTTACCAGCAAATATGGCGTCTGGAACGTTTCTAGGATTCGTCGAGGGCTGGTCGTTTAAGGCTGCTTATAACGAAATTGCCATAACGCTAAATCTTTCGCCACTAAGTTATTCATTACAAGCTATGAAGTGGCAAGACGTTTCCATCGCGGAATCGTGGAATACTATATCCGGGGCACTAACGTGGGAAACCGCGCTGGTCGTGGCATAAGGAGAATAAATGACAAACCCAACGAGCAACTTCGGCTGGCAAATGCCAACGCCGACGGATTTGGTAACTGATTTACCAGCTGATTTTGAAGTATTTGGTCAGGCTGTCGATACTTCGATGGCTGATCTAAAGGGCGGCACGACTGGTCAAATCCTCTCTAAGGCTACAAATGCCGACATGGATTTTACATGGATCACTAATGACATAGGCGACATAACAGCCGTTAACGTAACTAGCCCGATTACAGGTGGCGGCAGCTCTGGCGCTGTCACTATTGCTATTCAGGACGCAACTACAAGCGTTAAGGGTGCGGTACAATTAAGCGACTCAACATCGACAACTTCTAGCATTCTCGCGTCAACTCCAACAGCTACAAAATCAGCTTACGATTTAGCGGCTTCGGCTTATGCTCCAGCGTTTACAAATAACTTATACGCTGGTAAGAATAAACTTATTAACGGTGACTTTAACATTTGGCAACGCGGAACAACATTTACTAACCCAACAAATGGAACATTTACATCAGATCGATGGCGTTCTGGTTTTGAAACATTAGAACCAACTTCTTACGAAATTACTAGACAAACATTTACTCCAGGAGATCAACCAGTTTCTGGTTACAATTCTCAGTATTTTTTAAGAGGAATTTTAACAACAGTAGGCACTTGTACAAAAATAAGAATACAACAAAGAATTGAAAATGTTGAAACTTTTGCTAATACTACTATAACAGTTTCGTTTTATGCGAAATCTGATTCAAATAGAACTCAAACAGTAGGCATAGAACAATTATTTGGAAGCGGTGGCTCAAGTGCGGTCATATTAACTGAACAAACAATAAACACGACAACCGCTTGGCAAAGATTTTCTTTACAATTTGCCGTTCCGAGTATTTCTGGCAAAACGATTGGAACAGGTTCATCGACTCAAATATCAATTTACCAAAATTTGACTAATGGTAACACTCTGGATATTTGGGGCGTACAAGCGGAAGCTGGATCAGTAGCAACGCCGTTCCAAACTGCCAGCGGTTCAATCGGTGGAGAATTGGCGTTATGCCAGCGGTATTACTGGAAAAATAAAGCAACTGGTACAGCAAGCCAATTTTATATTGGTACAGCAACAGCAACGACAACCGTTCAAATGACAATCCCACTATCAGTAAAAATGCGGGCAAATGCCACGCCATTGGATTATTCAACTCTGGCTGTAAGTGATGGAGTGGCTGCTGCGATCGCGGTAACGAGTCTTGCTATTGCTACTAATTCAGATTTAACTCCAGCAGTTATCGCAACCGTTGCCTCTGGATTAACGCAATATCGACCTTATTTCCTTGTTGCCAACGCAAGTGCCGATGCTTACGTTGCTTTTAGTTCGGAGTTGTAAAATGGATAAAGTAACTTTTATAGAAGTCGAAACATTAGACGGAACACAAACTCACGCAATTATAGATCGCGGTAATGGTGAGTTCACGTCAATGCCAAAATCTGATTATGATGAAATGCTAACGGCAAATGATTCTAAAGAGCTATAACGGCTGGACGGCTTCAAAGGATCAAGCCGAAATCGGAATTAAGTCCTACGCGATACCAGGGACTCAGTTAAAGATTAGGTGCGCGGAAGCTGTCGCACCATTGATCGTCGGATTCTGTACGGAGTTTAACGAGCTAATCGAGCCGCTCGATGGCGGTCAGCTCGACGACTGGGGCTACGCATTTCGCATGGTTCGCGGATCGACCGACAAACTGAGCAATCACTCAAGCGGAACAGCGATCGATCTAAACGCTACTAAACACCCACTCGAAAAGCGCGGGACATTTCCAGCTGAGAAAGTTCCAATGATTCGGGCGCTCGCTAAGAAGTACGGTTTATTCTGGGGCGGCGATTATAAAAATCGAGCGGACGAGATGCACTTCGAGATCAACGTAAGCCCAAAAAAAGTCCTAAAGCTAATCGAAGCTTTGGGGTTAGGAGAAAAGTAATGAATGAACTAAAGGCGATAGGCGCTAGTTACGGACGCTCAGCGATTGCGGGAATGCTGGCTGTTTATATGACTGGCGAGACAGATATCAAAAAACTAGCGTGGGGTCTATTTGCTGGTATCGTGCCCGTTCTAATGCGTTACGCGAATCCTAAAGACGTTACGTTCGGCGCGAAATCGAGTGAACGCTAACGACTGGGCTGCTATGGGCGTGGCAATAGTCACGCTCCTAGTGGCATTTATGACGGGTATTAGATACATAGTTAAGTATTACCTAAGCGAGCTACGCCCAAATTCAGGGTCAAGTGTCAAGGATCAAATTTCGAGACTTGAAAGTCGGGTCGACGAGATTTACAGCCTGATAATTAGCAATTCGACACGCCGTTAGTTACACGTAAGGCTTGAAATTGTCAGACATTTAGTTCACCCTATAACTAGGGAGCGAATAAGTCGCACCCGGAATCGGGAGCTAACATGTTTACAGTATTGGAATTGCTGGTAGTCGTAATTATCGCAAGTGTCGGCTGGTGCTTAGTAGGCTGGTCAATAGGCTTTAAGGCTGGAATGAAAGACGGATATAACCGAGGTCGAGCAGCTGGGCTTCGCTGGGCAACAGATCGCGTGAGAAATTCCTAATGGCGCTACCACTTGAGGGATACGAAACCGTAGCCGAACGGATCGAAAAGTTCTGGGCACAATATCCAAACGGTCGAATCGACGTAAATATCGTATTTCAGGACGGAACTCGATATATCGTCCAGACGGACATTTACAAAGAGATCACAGACGCATTACCTTTTGCGACAGATTTCGCCGAGGAGATTAGATCATCAGCTAATCGCTTTCCGCTAGAGAACGGATCAACGTCAGCAATAGGTCGAGCCTTACATACTGGCGGATTGTCTAAGTTCAGCGAAAATCATAATCGCCCGTCACTTGAGGAAATGAAACGCGTCGAGCGACCAGTTACCACAGCACCTAAGCAAGAGCTACCTAATGGCTCATATGACCCTTGGGATATGACTCAAGCCGTCGCTGAGATCGGCGGAATACTTACCGGTCGATCCTGTTCTCATGGCGTAATGGTTCGCAAAGAGGGCGTTAGCAAAGTCGGCAAGCCGTACAAGGGCTGGGTATGTCCAGAGAATAATCGGGCGTGTGCGATATGGGAATAACAAAGATCACGCTAACAAAAGATCAGGAAATCCAAGCAGCAGCAGCCGCTTTCCTATGCGAGTCCAAGGGCGTCGAAAATTACTATTTCCATGACCAATCAGCTCGAGGCAATATCCATGAGTCGATTCGGCGTACAGCTGAGGCGCTGGGTGCTGAAATTGCGGCAGCTACATATTTCGGGATCAAAGACTTCAAACTTGAGTTAGATAAGTTTAAAGTCAGAGCCGACATCGGCAACCGAATTGAAGTCAAGCATACAAAATGGCTGGACGGACATCTAATCCTGAGGGAAAGGGATAGAGTCGAGGACTTAGCTGTGCTAGTCGTAGGCGAATCTCCAACCTATTACGTTAAGGGCTGGATTCCAATTCGATCAGCTAAGACAAGTCGCTTTAAGCATGACAAAGATAATTCGTGGTGGGTCAGCCAGCACAATTTAAACTCGATGGAGAATTTAAAGGAGTCTAATTATGGACAAATTGAAATTTGAGTGTCGGCGCTGTAAGCGCGAAACGTTACAGGTCGAACGCATAGTGACTGACTTACTGCCACCGGGCGTCAAGACGCTCGAGTGTACGGTTTGCGGCGTGATGGGCGTATGCCTAGTCGGAAGTGAAAATGCCTAGTTACCTTTACAGGTGCGACCAATGCGGCGGCGAATTAGAG